AAAGAGAAGGTCTTACCGCCGCCGCCGAACGCGATCTGGTTTCACCACGAGGACCAGGAGTACCGCTACCCGAACGGCAGCCGCGTGGTCGTGGCCGGGCTCGACGATCCGCGCAAGGTGCTCTCGACCGACTTCGATCTGATCTACGTGCAGGAAGCTACCGAGCTCGAGGAAAACGATTGGCAGATCCTGCTGACCCGGCTCAGAAACAACGCGCTGTCGTACCAGCAGATCATCGGCGACTGTAACCCGTCGTACCCGAACCACTGGCTCAAGCAGCGCTGCGACGCTGAGGACGCCACGCTGCTCGAGTCGCGCCACGAGGACAACCCGCAGCTGTTCGACCACGACACCGGCGCGTACACCGAGTTCGGCAGGGAGTACCTCAAGACCCTCGACTCGCTGAAGGGCTACCTCCACAAGCGGCTGCGGCTGGGGCTGTGGGTCGCCGCGGAGGGCATGTTCTTTCCCGAGTGGGATCCCGAGCTGCACCTGGTCGACGTCGAAGACGAATTCCCCAGAGACTGGCCGCGCTGGGTCAGCGTCGACTACGGCTTCGCGGTGCCCTTCTGCGCGCTGTGGTTCGCGCGCGACCCTGGGACGCGCGAGATCTACGTCTACCGCGAGCTGTACTCGAGCGGCATGCGCGACGAGCAGCAGGCTGACGCGATCAAGGCGCGCTGCCAGGGCGAGCGCATCCTGCAGATCGTCCTGGACCCGTCGATGTTCAACAGCCGCACCGAACAGCGGCGGCCGAGCATCGCCCAGGTGTACGCCGACCGCGGGCTGGCATCCCTCACCAGCCAGGGTCTCTACCCTGGCCAGAACAACCGCAAGCAGGGGTGGGCCATCGTGCGCAGAGCTCTGGCGCATGACGACGACCTGCCGCGCCTGCGCATCGTCAGGAGCGCCTGCCCGAACCTCATCCGCGAGCTGCCGGCACTGGTCAGGGATCCACTCGACCCCGAAGACACCCAGCAGACGCTCAAGAGTAAAGAAGTGAGCGACCACGCCGTCGACGCGCTAAGGTACGGCCTGTGTACCGAGGCGCTCCCGGCGCCACCCTCCGCGGTTCGAGCGACGTTCGGATAGGTCTGGCTGTGTTCGACGTCACCGACCACGATCCTCGCCGCATCACGTGCATCCAGGCAGATCCGATTATCGAGATCGCCGATGCCATCCTCGAGAACGGTGACCCCGAGTTCGTCCGCGTCGGCGACGGCATCGTCACCTTCCACTGCGCCAACGGCGATGTGAGCTACGGGCTCCGCGAACACGACGACTTGCGCGAGAACTGGATCGGCGTCCGCTCCGGCTTCCAGGAAGAGGACGACGCGTATGCCCGCTGAACGTGTGTGTGCCGCGATGGCCGTACCTTCGTCAGACTACGCGGACAACCCAAATGAAGTGCACAAACGCCTGATTGATGCATGCCGTGCTGCCGCTACTGCGCGTGGCATGACGCTACCGTCCGAAGTCGATCTGCTGACGGAGGACGCCTGGCGTGATCAATTCGGCGACGAAACCCCAAACAGCTTCTGGTCGGCCATCGGCGAGCACGAGGCAGACCTTGTGCTGATCATGGCTACCGGGGTCGCGAGCGCACTGTGAAGTACTCACATCGGCAGTGGTGGTATCCGTCGCGCATCCTGTATCGCTGGGTGCTGTTCCGCGGCTGCGTCAACTTCAGCGTCCACCCGACGTGGCGGTCCGGCGCGCACACGAGGGAGGGTTGATTTTCGACTATGGCTGCTGCTTCACCTCGTTCCACCGGTCGCGTCAGCGCTGACGACGCACGGCTGCTCGACCAGACGCTCGACCTTGCCAACGAGCTGCGCACGCGCTTCCGTCTGCGCAACCAGCTGTACGCCCTGATCGACAGCACCATCTTCCAGGACACCTACGTCGAGATCCCCGAGGCGTACCGCAAGACCGCGCTGGAGATGCGCAACCCGCTGGCGATCGACATCGTCGACACCACCGTGTCGGCGCTGTGCGCCAACGAGCCCAATGTGCAGTACCACCCGACTGCCTTCGGCGACGCCGCGCAGCAGAACGCTACCTTGCGCGAGCATTTCTTCGACGCCTCGTGGCACCGTCAGGAGCAGGACTCTCGCCGCCCGCTGCGGCGCGCGTTCGCGTGGTCGACGGTGGCCAAGGGTGAAGGCGTGCTCAAAACTATCTCACGCGCTGCTTCTGCCTGGCGTGAGTACAGCGACCAGGTCAAAGCCATGGAAGAAGAGATCATGGCCGAGGAGCGCTACGACGCCGACGCGCAGCGGCGCCTGTTCGACAAGCAGACCGAGGAGCTCAAGCTGCTCGCGCCATACCCGATCGCCACCACCGACGTGCCGCCGGAGACGCACTACTACAACCAGAACGAAAACGGCTTCACCGCGAACGTCGAGGTCAAGACGATGCCGTACCTCGAAGCGCTGGCTCGCTTCGGCACAGGCCTCGACCGCGAGGGCAACGTGCTCTCGCCCGACGACTGGCAGAGCCTCGACCCGCGAGCGATGGCGCTGTCGCGCGCGGAGTGGCCGCGCATCGTGCAGCAGCACCGCCAGATCACCGTCATCGAGGCGTGGGACTACCAGGTGTGCAGCATCGTGCTGTGCGGGCCCAACCAGGTCGCGACCGCGGGCGGGCAATTCCAGAACGGCACGCTGGTGCGCAGAATCAAGCACGGCTTCGGCGACCCCGTGCTCAAGACGCTGCGCGGGCCCTACTTCCTGGCCAAGGGGCTGACGACCGGCTCGCGGCTGCCCGAGCGATCCGGCGTCAGCATCCTGTACGGCTACCTGATGCTGTTCCCGCTCATCGACTCGCTGCTGACGATGCAGGGCAACAGCGCGTTCATGACCGGCTGGCCAGCGTTCAAGCGCACCACCTCGCCCGGCCAGGTGCCCGGCATCCAGGGTGGTGTCGGTCCCTACGGCAACGACAACCGCGACGTGGACGCGCAGCAGAAGGTCACGCCCGGCACCATCTATCCCTTCGACATCTCGCCCATCGACCAGCCCAAGGCCGGCGTCGACCTCGACAAGGTGCTGCAGAACGCGCAGACGATGGCGATGATGGCGCAGCCCGAGGTCATCCGCGGCGGCGCTGGCGGCGCGCAGTCCGGCTATCAATTAAATCAACAAGCGTTCTTAGCCCGGCTAAAGTGGGACCCCATCGTCGGCAACATGGCGCAGACCCTCGCCGATCGCACCGGCTTCGAGTCGTGGCTGATCGAGCGCAGGATCGGCGAGACGGTGTACGCCTTCGCCGAGGAGAAGCCGCCCGCCTCGAGGGGGCGCTACCAGGGGCAGTCGCGCGCCGGCTGGATCGGCATCGGGCCCGAGGACCTCGCCGGCACGCATCGCTACGAGGTCAGACTGGACGTCAGCACGCCGTCGGACGACGTCGTCGCCACGCGCGCCATCGGCGAGAAAATGCAATTGAAATTGATCTCGTACGAAGACGCCGTGACCGAGGCCGGCCACAACCCCAACGAAGTCGAGAAGTCGTGGCTGCTGCAGAACATGAAGCAATCCGGGCCCGTGCAGCAAAAGCTCATGGAACTAACTTTTATGAAATTGGGGACCATCCTCCAACAGCAACTCCAGACCCCTGGGGGCCCGTCGCCACAGGAGATGGCAGGAGGCATAGTCCCCGCCGGCGTAGGGCAGCCACCCCCCGGAGGCCCGGGTGTAGGCGGCGGGCAAGGTGGTATCCCGCCCGCGGGCGCAGGGGGACCAGTGCCTCAGCCAGGGCCCGGACCAGGCGCCATGCCTGGTCAGCCAGCCAGTCCGACAATGCCTAATGCCATGGGCGCAGGCTGACGTCCACGGCTCATAGGTTCACCATCATTCACGTACTGCCATGGCCAGCGACCTCGCTCGAGCGCATCCTGCATGTTCTCTGTGTACGTGCCCCCGAGCAGATGTGTTGGCTCGATGCACCAGCGGTGGTCGCAAGTGTGCCTGACAACGATGCCGTCCAACTGTTCAAACGTGAGCCTGTTGAAGAGCATGTAGATCAAACGATGGATGTCGATCTGTCCATAACCGCCGATGAAGGTCCCCGCGTAGCCAGTCGAACCTGCCCGTCGTCCGCTGTGGAGACACTGGCCGACACGATAGGTACGTTTAGCCAAGCGTTCGATGACCGCCGGCAGTGTCCGGTTGTACGCCGTCTTGCAAGCCATCGAATGAAACCGTCGCTTCGGCACAAGAGCTGGCCGAACCGAGAACGTGACGCCGCACTGGGCGCAGATAAGCTGAACAGGCATTGCGGGTTCCCTCCGTGATGCACGCCCCCATGTCGGTGACACGACATGGGGGCACTTGAGTAGCACAATGTTACGAGGAGCAGGTTGATGGCTGAACGTCGACAGGACGCGTACCCGAACCTTCGCCGCGGCAGCCGCCGACCGAAGCTCGAGCCCGTCGAGCTGCAGAAGGCGCGCTACCTGGCCGGCTTCTCCGTCGACTGCACACTGACTGCCGGCTGCAAGGCAGCTGGCGTAAGCAACCACACCGTGTACCAGTGGCGCGAGATGGACGACGAGTTCGTCATGAAAGAGAACGAGCTCAAGCTCGAGCTCGCGGATCGGCTCGAGGGTGAAGCCATCCGCCGCGCATACAAGGGCTGGGACCGGCCCATCTACCAGCGCGGCATCCTCGCCGGCTACGAGCGGGTGTATTCAGACATGTTGCTCAAGCTGATGCTCACCGCGGTCAAGCCCGAGAAGTTCCGCGAGCGCGTAGACATCAGCGGCAGCGTCGAGCAGATCGTGCGCCAGGTGTCGGGGTTCAACGCCAGCGAGGTGCTGTAGTGCCGCAGGTTGAGCCGTATCAGCAGATCGCGGAGGACCTGGCGACGTGGCTGGACGAGATGTCGACCTCGCTGGCAGTCGCTATGTCGCCGCAGGGCATCGCGCCCTTCGCTGCTCCGATATCAGAGTCCCAGAAACTGGCGTACTACAGTTCACAATTGTTCAACGCTGACGGCACACCTAACGACCAGGGACGTAACGCTGAGTTGCAGCGACTCGGCCCGATCGGCTTCCGCACCGTGTATCGCGCGGTCATTTCAGCCTATCCCTGGCTCAAGATCCCGGCCCCGCCGGAGGGCGCGGCACCACCCATCATCTAGTGCTACAGTGGCACCGGCAGCCCACCGCTTGTATGCGTGCGGGCTGCTCCGTGCAAGCGGTGGCTCCCCTTTCAGGGAGGACACCGATGGCGTACGCATCAAGCAGCATGGGCGGCAGCAAAGGCGCCAGCTCCGAGCCGAAGGGCAAGGGCGGCGGCGGCACCTTCTCCAGCAAGGCGGGCAGCGCTGGTGCCAAGAGCGAGCCCGGTAGCTCGCTGAAGAGTGGTGGCATGACCACCCGCGGCAATGCCAAGAAGCTCTAAGCCCTGGACGCTCAAGTCCGACACGGCCGCCGACAAGAAGGCAGGCATCAAGCCGGGCTCCGCGCGCGACAACGCGCTCGACCGCAAGCGCGGCGTGTCGACGAAGGACTTCCGCGGACAGAAGGGCGGCAAGAAAACCTGATGGCCAAAGCAACTCCAGGCCGCACACCTTCGCGTGCGGTGAAGACGCCAGCGGCGCGGACACCTTCCGTTCCGAGACAAAGCGCCGCTGCTGCTCGGGTTCCGAAGTCCGCTCCGCTGGCGCGACCCCTCCACGCACGCGCCGTGCCCAAGGCGCCCGCGCAAGCGCGCCGCATACAGCCGTCGGCGATGCCCGGTCCCGCCCCGCGGCTGCCCGGACCGATGCCGCGCCAGCCGATGCAGCAGACCGCGCCGCGTATGCCGCTGCCTGGACCTCAGGTTGGGACGTCCGCGCCAAGCATGCGCGGCCTCGTGCCGCCGCCGTATTCACAAGGACCCTTCCGATGACCCTGTTTGACCCCCTCGCCGCTGCTCTGGAGGGTGGCGTCGAGAGCCCGGTGATGGTGCTGGCGCCGACCAGAGACGTGGTCAGCCCGTGGATCGTGTACGGCGAAGGCTGCGTGCTCGACGCGGCAACGCTGGATGCCGAGGGCCTCGCCATGTGGCAAGCCAGCGGCAAGGTCACCTCGGTGCTGGGCGAACCCCAGCCGCCTGGTCCACAGGCGCCGGTGATCAGCGGTGTGACGGCCACGCCAGACGCGGCCGACGGCACGCTGGCCACCATCACCTGGACCACCGACGTCGCCGCGGACAGCCAGGTCCACTACGGGCTGGGCGAACCGTACGACCAGAGCTCCGCGCTGGACGCCGCACCGGTGACCGACCACAGCGTCGCGCTGACAGGGCTTACTGCCGCAACGGTCTACCACTTCGCTGCTGCGAGCGGTGGCGTCAGCAGTGCCGACGGCACCTTCACCACCGTCTGAGGAGTTGCACCATGCCTGGTAACGCATCGCGTCGACCCAACCAGCCAGCTTCCGGTCCCGCGCTCGGCAGCATGTGGATCGGCATCATGGGCTACCGCCCCGGCTCGACCTGGGAGGACGGTCCCAAGTACCGCGGCACCAACACCTCGACCTCGTCCAGGAAGACCTGCTTCGACAGCGTCGAGGACGGCGACATGATCCCGTCGCCGCTCGGGCGCGGACTGCCGTCGCGCAACGGTTACGGCAAGAGCTACTGAGCCATGGCCAAGGGCTGGATCGACAAGGCGATCAAGAAGCCAGGTCAGCTGCACCGCGACCTTGGCGTACCGCAGGGAGAAAAGATCCCTGCCTCGAAGTTAGCTGCTGCTGCCAAGCGACCGGGCAAGGTCGGACAGCGCGCACGCTTCGCGCAGTCGCTGAAGAAGATGAGGTAGCTCGCACATGACGATGGGTGGCATCGACCCATTCTTCGGAACGGCGACGGGCTACAACCCGACCTACGTCCAGCAGCAGAACCAGCTCGCCTCGACGCAGGCTCAGTCGGCCTACTACCAGTCGATGCAGCAGAACCAGAACGACCAGCTTGCCTTCCAGAAAGCGCAAGCGGCGTTCACCGACGCGATGTCGCTCGGCACCGCGTACGGCTATTCGATGGGCGGCAACCCCTACAACTTCGGCTCGATGAACCTGCCCGCGGCTGGCACGCCGCTGCAGTCGACGATGAACACCATGGGCGCCGCGGGCGCCATCCCCGGTGTGACTGGCTACAACACGGGCAGCACCGCGGCCTACCAGGCGCAGCTGCAGCAGATGGCGCAGAGCGCTGCCGGGCTGACGGGCTTCTACAACGCCCCGAAGACGTCGCAGTTCTCGCCGGGCACCTTCGTCCGCATCGACCCGAACACCTACGACACCAGCCAGTACGGCGATACGCAGCTCGACTACGTCACGCCGTCCGGGCAGTTGCAGCGGGTCAGCACCACGCAGGCCAAGCAGATGGGTTGGGGCGGCAGCACGGCTGACCTGAGCACCATCCCCTTCCAGACCGCAGCCCAGCTCGAGTCGGCGCCGCCGCAGTACCTGCCGCAGCAGACGCTGCAAGGGCAGCAGGCGTACCAGGCGATGAACACCCAGGCGCAGCAGAATGCGCTGGCGGCCTCGCAGGCAACGGGCATGTACGCCGCACCGTCGCAGATCTACGCACCGGGCACCGACTTGAACGGCGGCAAGTTCCAGGACCTCGACCAGGGTACCCAGCAGGCGTACTTCGCCTCGAACGGCGGCGACTGGACAGCGGCCATGAACAAGTGGGTGGCCGACTCTAACAACGCCATCAAGCAGTACTACGCCGCGGCGGGCCAGCCGCTGCCCAACCAACCAGGCACACCTCAGGAGACGCTGCAAGCCCAGAACCAGTACTTCACCCAGGCCAACACGCTGGCGTCCCAGTACGGGCAGTACTACGCGCCGTCGGCACCAGGCCAGGCCGCGCAGGCCGGCGTCAACGCGCCGCAAGCCGGCCAGCAAACACTCGCTGGCCAACAGCAGCAGTGGAGCCAGGGCTTCCAGCAGGAGCAGTTCCAGCAAACCGCCGCGCAGCAGTACCTGCAGTTGCTGTCCCAGTTGCAGGGGCCCGCTGACTACGGCCAGTACCTGAAGGTGCTGGGCGCCACGCCAGGCGGCATCCAGGGGCTGGTGGGGGCAGCGGCAGGCCAGTACCTGCCGGGTGGCGGCAGCACCGGTGTGGCACCGCAGCAGCAGAGCCTCGGCAACCTCGTCGGAGCCGCGACCGGTTACGGTCAACAAGGCTACGGTTACGGTCAGCAAGGCTACGGTCAACAGGGGCAGAGCACCTCGGACCAGACCTACCAGAACCTGATGAATGCCTACAACGGGCAGGCAGGCACCGGCACCGGCGCCAATGCGGCGACGACCTCGGCACCGCAGGGTGGCACCGCAACACCCGGTGGCATGAACTACAGCGACTACATGGCCACGGCGCAAGGGCTGCCCCCGCCGAGCCAGATTGCGCCACAAGCCTTCAACATGATGGCGCCCTCGCAACAGCAGATGTTGGGC